AATCAGAAACAACTTCATAGCTTCTTGGTTGTTGAGATCTTTGAGCTATATCAAGAATCCCATCAAGAGCTTCTTGTCCCTTTTCAATAACATTAAGCATTTGACCACGAGCATAGTCAAAATCTACTTCCGTAGTGTTGTTGGGTGAAGAGGTTACAATTACTTGCCCCTGCATTTCTTTTTCAATTGGGTTTAGTCCCAATGACTGCGCAATTTTATCATTCATCATGTTTTAGTAATAATATATCCATAGTTATCGTTAGCTTGAATTAAATCTTTATTTACTGTTAATGAACTATTTGATGTTGGTTGTCCATTAGCAAGTAATCCAGGTTGTATATTTACATTTTCTAAAATATCAGCATTTCCAATAGCACCGTTAATATCATCATATAAAGTAGCATCGTAAAAATTGACATTGGCAACATTGATAATACCTGTACTCTTGACTGGACCAAATATATAACCTTTTATTAAGAAATTTAATGTCCAAGTTAATGAACGTCTTTCTTCAAAGTTAGCTTCATATGTATCTTGGGATACCACATCCATAAGAATAACAGGTACATCCATTGAAATATTCATTTCAGGAATTAAATTAACTGTTGGAGTCCATTCTGGTGTAAAGAAAGGAAGTATTTGTTCTAATATTCTTGTTCCATCTTCAGCATTCTTTACCATAATACTTAACGTAAACATCAGATCATAAGGAACAGGATTGTATTGATACTTAATAGATTTTTCAGATTCGGTTGTTATATTTGAATTTCTATTGATTGTTGGTAGTTTTCTATCACTAGCATAATTAATATTAGTTAATTCAAATGCCATTCTAGGAAGCAAAATAGCATATTTACGATTAAGCAAGGGATCTTGTTCTAAGCGGGCTAATACTTTTTCTTTTGGTCCATAAGAAATAGGAACGTGAATTGTAGAGGCGACATTGCCATCTGAATCTACACGATCTATTTCTATATCATTAAACAATGTTCCAAACAATGTAATGTATTTTCTAATTGATCCATGATAAAACTTTTTACCAAACATTAGAACCGTCCTTCACTAAATGGATTTGTTTCTGAAAAATCAAGAAAATTATCTGCTTCAGCTTCTATTGTAGCATTGTCAGCAGCAGGATCAATATCAGCAACAGAATCTACACCTTCTGTTATTAAATAACTTCCATCTTCAGCTGCTAATGAAAATTCATCAAAACCACCTGTTGATATAAATGTTGATACTGGTAGAGCAAGATTGTATGTTGTATACAAAGCATCAATGTCTGGTTCTCCAGTTTCAAACAACTCACCATTGTACTCAAACAGATCACATTTTAAATCAAACATTTGCAACGAACCCATTTGATAGAAAATTGATTCTTGTTCAACATATTTAATTTCAAAACATTTTTGATTCAATGGAAAAAATACTAAATCACCTTCTCTGGGTCTATCAAGAGAAAGGATGTTACCAACTTCATCAAAAAATGTTCTTTTAGCTAGAGTAAATGTAATTGAGTCTCTAATCTCAAGATTGAATTTAGAAAGAAATTCACCATCACCTTTAAATCCATCAACATCCTTGATATACATTTCAACATCTAAAGCAGTGGAATATCTTGATGTCTGAGCATCTTCACCATATAGGCCATCTCTGTTTCTAAGTGTTCTTTGAACATACTTGACATCGTGTCCATATATTTTTATAGACTCTATGACAAGATTTTCAATTAATAGCTGTTCTTGACTATTTTGAAAATTATTAAAAAAGAAATTGGTGGCCATTTAAGTATTAACCAACCATATCCATGACAGGAAGCGAGTATGAATTTATCATTTCCTTTTCTATAAGTTTAATTTCTTCATCAGCATCATTGTAGATTTTTTCACCATTAAATTGAACACCACCAGGAAGTTGCATTCCAGTAAACTTGGTTAAATTAGATCCCCATTGCTTTTTAATTAATGCTGTGCAATAATTTTGCAACCAACGATCACCCCATACATCTGTATAAATGTCAGGATTAACAACTTGATATGCCTGGACTAGAATGTAATCGCCTACATTCACCTTTTCCCAATCCATGTCCAAATATACAATATTTTTATGTCTACTATAGCGAATAGGTTGATTACCAACAAGCATTTGTTGTAAGAATGCAATATGTTCCATAGCTGTATAGTATGGAATCATTGATACACTAGTTAAAGTGTATAGATCATTCAAAGCAATCTGGTACCTAATATTAAATAAATCATCACTAGAAACAGAGGGATCGCCAATTGGGAACAAATATACAACACCAATAATATTTTCTGGAACAGTAATATATTTATTTGTTTGATTGGTTAATGTAATTTGATGTTTATAATATGTCATTTCTGACCCATCAAAATGATAATCCCAATAGTATTTTAATGCTTCATCAATGCGATCATCTACTTGATCGTCATCAACGTTGATTTCTATTACTGGTTTACCAAGTTTGCGAAGGCAGTATTCTTTGAACTCGTCTCGTGATGTTGGAACAGCCATAAACACTCCTGAAATTGGTTTTTTGTTATATCACAAGTATTTATATGTTATTATTCTACACGTTTAAATCAAAATAATACCTTTAGAACAATGCTTTAACTCTATCTCCACTTAGGTCCATCAACCCAAACAGCTAAAGAATGTCGTATACCACTTGTTACGGGTAATGCTGCATGTGTAAGAAATGATGGAAAAAATATAACTGTACCTTGCTGACGTAGTTCTTCTTTGGATGGATATTCATTTAAATCATAAAGCTCAAAGTCTCCACCAGTATATGTATCAGGATCAGAAAGCTGTATAACACATGATAATTTGCGGTGATATAGCGGGTCATTGTTCATCCAAAAGACATCGTGGTGCTTCTTGTACTCATCCTTTTGGTCACCGTTATATTCGGCTAATTGAATGTAATCAATTTTGGAAAGATGAAATCTAAAGAAATCATTATTAGCTATTGTAGCTAGTTTCCAAATTTCATCAAAAAGAAATTGAAATTTGTTATTATTCTTTTCAATAAATCTAATTTCACTACGTCTATATTCATTATTAACTATTGGGTTATTAACATCAACACCCATTACAGCTTTTTTAGATGGTAATAAAAGACCTTGATCTAAAATATCTTTACAAAGTTCTGGTGTGAACTTTGATTTAAAATAGCACCATTCACCTATCATAATGTAACCCTTCAAATTTTAAACTTCTGATGTATTTATATTAAGAAATTTGTTGTTTTAATAATGCAACATCTGCTTGAAGTTGTGTAATAAGTGCTTGTTGTTCTTGTATACATTTTAATAATGCAAATTGAAAATCTGTTTGATATATTGATTTTCTAATTTTAGATTCATTACCAGGACTACCCCAATTACTTTCAGTGACAAATTCTGGAGCAACTGCTTCTACATCTTGTGCAATGACACCTAATGTTTTTCCTGGATCTTCTACTGATTGATCAATATAATTAAATGTAACTACAGGTATTTGACACATAATATTCAAATAAGATTTGGCAGGTTCAATATCAGTCTTTTCTCTGCGGTCTGATAAGTTTGCATCGTTGGCTTGATAGTTTGCTATACCTCCGTTATTTTTTACTGCAAATCTTGTTTCGGTAGTATTAGAAGCAACTAAGTAATTATCAGTTGAACCATTAGCATTTGTTCCACTATACACAATACTTAAACCGTTTGGATAACTACCTGTATTTGTATTTTCTATACCAAATACAAATCTTGATGGAGCATTACGAGAAACTCTATGATAGTAACTATTAGTATTTGGTATTGTGCTACCTACACCCAAAACACCATCTTGATTAATTCGCATTACCTCATCAGATGTTGTAAGACTAGTTGTATCAATTGTGTTTCTATTATACCAAGTTAATGTTCCAGTGTCATATCCAGAACCATTACGTATCCAACCAAAACCTCCTTTAGCCCATGCACCATTTTCTACACCTAAACCAATAACTGTATGTGAATTATCAGTTGTTTGATTTTGAGCAAATTTTGCAACTATTCTTAAAGTTACATCCGAAGCTCCGGCAACTTGAAGTCTAAAAGATGGCGAACTACCAATACCTAGCCCTGTTGTAGTTAACCGCATTTGTTCAGCGGTGTTAGTTAACCAAATATGTTCAAAACTTGTACCAATAATATATTGTTCACCACCAGTACCATTATACAAACTGAATATACGACCTGAACCAACATTAGAAAATATGTATGTGCCTTGAGTGGAATTATAACCAAATACACTAGCAGCATCAATTGCGGTGCTGGCATTAACATTAAATCGTGTGCCTGAAATTGCTCCAGTAGAAGAAATAGTTCCTGCTACGGTTAATGTACTACCTGGTGATGATGTACCAATACCCAGATTACCTGATGAATTAAGGCGCATCGACTCTGTTCCAGCAATACCAAAAACTACAGCAGAGAATCCATCAACCCCTGCGCTTCTTGCTGGTGCTGACCCCATCAAAGTGTCCGCAGTTCCAAATCTTGCGCCATATCCTGCTTGG